GATTCTCTCTTTCATAAGACTTTCGTCCTTTTTCGTTGAGTCCTCCCTCTTTATTCTGTCCTGACTTTTTTGTCCAAGCTGCTCCCTCTTCGATTTCATTTTCCTCTTTTTTTACGCAGCGATTGTACGTTTTACCGAATAGAGTCTGGGTTCCTTTCTTTTCATACCCTTTCCAACATTTCTTTCCTGCTTCTTGAAACTCTTGGAAAGTTTTATTACCTTCAAATTCTTCTTTCTTACTTTTGTTTCCCCAGTTTGCTGCACCTTTCTTTCGGCATTTGACAAGTGCACCGCTTGCATAAGCACTTGGCCAAACTGAATAACGAGATTTTACTTTATGATAACAGGCATCTTTTTTGCCTTCGTCTAATTCTTTTTTACCGTTTTCGGGACCTTGTGCGTTAGGTCTACCTTTCTTTTTAGTTGCAACGGGAGAACCTTTCTTAAAATCAGAAGGGTAAGTTGCTTCCTTTTTCATTTTCTTTTCATTGTCAATGTTGTGGTCGGCACCAGTCATGACACGTTGTTTAAAAGTAGAGACACCATACTTATCTTGCTTATGGCGAATCATACGCTTGTAACGATCAAACTTATCGTTACCAGTTTTATCTCTAATTTCTTTTTCGATAATGGTTGATTCAGTTTTCACGTTAATTGCTTTACCTTTACGATCAGGATTAGGATCTTGCTTGTTCTTTCTACGGAACGCAGCATCCTCTTCCTTCTTATTTAGGTTTCTCTTCATTTTAGAAGAGCCGCATTTTGGTTTTGTTGTTTGTCCTGGTTGTTTGGCACAGGGTTTTCCTGCATATTTACCACCGAGTTGCACCCAACCAGGCTTCCCATCAGAAGACTTACTCTTAGAAAACCAGTCGTGGAGAGAACTATCACCGCTTTTGTTTTTCTCGACAATTTCATTAGATTCTTGTTTCATAGCAAGTTTTGTTGCAGTTGCGTACTTGACGTTTTTGCCCTCTTCTTTACCATAACGTTTATTGAATTCTCTAGTGCTCATAGAGTCAGCAATCTCATCACGTTTTTTCATTTGTTTTTTAGTCATGACTCCTTCGCTCACTCCTGAGGATTCACCACCACCATCACCATTACCATTAGTAATACCAGACTCTTCAGCAGCATCATTCTTTTCAGACTCAGTAGCATCCTTGACTGAATACCTGTCCCACATTCTACCACCATAGGCACATTGATTCCTAGACTCTTTTTTGCAACAGAGTCTACAGTATCTTTTAGATTGACCTGGTGTCTTAACCATAATGGTATGCGGGTTTGTTAGTTTTACCTAGTTTACCTTTTCTGACTTTTGTGCCAGAGGTTTCACCCATACCAGATGGGTTCTTGCCTGGTTTTGCTTTACCTAGGGTGAAAGACTTACTTTCTTTACCTTTCTTAGATTCAGTATCATGTAGTCTAGCAGGTTTACCTGCCTTCTTAGTGATCACTGATTCTTGACCATGCTTTCTACCGAGACGACGCATGACTTTGCCGAAACGACGCTTGGACATTCCTTTGCCAGGACTTGTTTGGTATGAAACCTCACGACCTGTGCCTTCACCTGATGAATATTTATATTCACCAACTCCTTTTTTGTATCCAATACCTTTCTTTTTAAGATCTTTTTCAAGAGCCTTTCTACTTTCTCTGTTTTTCTTTTCATCAGTTCCACGGTCAGCAGAAATATTGCCAGTCGTTTTAGACTGTGCTTTGGAAAGCATTCTTGTGGTAGGATTACCTTCTACAAGGTCGATAAAATCTTTGTAGTACATAACTTTTAATTGATCCTTAAGTGCTAATTTATTTGCTGTTAGGGTCATGACTTCCTTGTCACGTTTGCCATAGAGACTTCTAAATCTCTTTGCACTTTGATTTTTCATGCCACGGATAATTCTTTCTGCCTCTTGATTAACAGGACCAAGTTGAGCAGAGGGTTCATCTGAACCAAATCCCTTTGGTTTCGGTTTACCTAGAATTTTTTTCCGTTCGTTTAGCATCATCCACCAACGACTTGGATTTCCTCAATAATTACTGCACTTGTAGCAGCAACAATCTTGATGCATCTTTTTACAACTGCTTGAGGACCTGAGAAGGCAAAAGTATAATCTGCTGATGCACCTGATGAATCAATATCAGTGCTGATTTTGTTTCCTACAACAGCAGTAATCTTTTTACCTGCAGTTCCTGCAGAAAGAAAGTTACTATCAATAGCAGGTGATGTGCTGTTATCTTCAACTGCGATAAAATCACCAGTTGAGAATGGGTGTGCGTCACCTGTAGAGTGAATATGTTGACCTAAGATATAATCAGCAGTAGAGTCATCAACTGCTTTAACAATCTTTGCTTGACCAGGTTTACCACCTTTGAGAAGAATGAATTCATTCTGAACAAGTGTGATTGCAGGACCACCATTGAGTGATACAGTCGCTGCACCTGCAGTAGATCCAACTCTGTAATATCCTGTTTGGATAACTTGATATTCAGTTGCACCTGCTGCAACTGTATTAGTACTTAAAACGTTTAGAACTGACATGTCGTGTCTTGTTATTTCTTGTCGGTATTATTTATCTCTTTTTGCTTCTTCAACATCTTTTGTAAATCGGCAGTGCTACCAATAAACATGGTGTTATTAACTGTAGATGGAGTATTCTTTTTATCTTCTGCATCTAGATCTTTCATTTTTTTCTGAAGATCAATTAATTTATCTGCAACATCTCCAACATTCTTAATTAATTGACCTGCAACCTCATAAGCACGAGGATGATCTGATGCCCGTGCAACATCAAGAATCCCGTCAACTGCTTCTTGTCCTTTCATTACAAGATTATGTAACTGAGCACGAGAAACTTCGTAATCATTTCTAACATCTTCATCGTCAGATTTTTTAATTACAGGTTTTACTTGCTCAACATGCTTTTGAAGTGCAGATGGTTCTACACCAAATTCATCGTTTAAACCGTCAAAGGGATTTGACATAATTAGATTGCCTCATCATTACCACTTACAGGATTACGTTTCTTATTGTCACTAAAGTCTGTATCTACAATACCAAATCCAAAATCATCATCAGCATCTGCTGTAAGAGGATCTGGTTGAACTGTATATCTGACTTCCCTTGGTGCAGATGTAGTATCTGTACTTGTATAGTAATCTGTAATTGCTTTCTTGATAATTTTCTGTTCTGTAACAGGACCGTATAGGTATGTCTTCATAGTGAATTGAAGAGTATATGTGATTGCTCTTCTTTGTGCAAATTCACCTTCGTAAATATCTTCGTACTCTACATTAGTTAATACAATAGGAACATCCCTAGTCTCACTCATACTAGGAACTAATTTAATTGATAAGTTATAGTGAGGTTGAAAATGTGGAAGAATTTGTTCTACAATTTGTAATGCATCTTCCTGATTCTTAGAAATAATACCCAATTCAAATGACAAATTATATGGAACAGGCATAAACATGTTCTTGTTTTTGTCTGCTGTAGATGCAATCTTCACCTTTTGTGTAGGTGAAACTTTTCTAGTGCCATCATAATCAAGACCATTAATTTCAAATGAAATTCTTGGTGTAGTAATTTGAACTCTTTTATTAGTTGGGTCGGGAACTTGGTCAAGACGCGCCAGGAACTTTGCTTTTGGACCATACGCCAAAGGCACTTTCATTACCTCGTCATTACGACGCAACTCAATGTTGTTGAATAAAGTTCCAAACGCAACAACAGACCTTCTAAAAATTTCGTGATATGTATAAGTGCCTAACATGATTAAACCGTAGTATCAGTAGATGAACCAACAGAACCAAAAGGATTAGTTTCGGAAAAGTCAATAATATCATTATCTAAAGTTTCAAAATCGTAATTTTGATCAATAGAATCAGCAGTGTTCACATTATTTAGGGTGTTATAAGATGCAGATGTCCATGCAGCACCTGAGGTTTGTCCTGTTACGGTCTCAGGAATAGTAAAGATACCAGATCTATTAAACACTTGTAATTGTCTATTGCTAGAATCCCATGCTTTAACTTCTGCTGTTACGTTAGATGTGCCACCAGCAACGATCTCACCAACTGTAAAGTCACCAGATCCACCAGTAGCAAAGTTGACTGTAATAGCATTTGCAAATGCAGTTTCGATAGCATCGATTTCTGCAACACCAGTATCCAATTCCTCGTCGCTGTACTCGAAGAGTTCACACTGACATTCCCAAACATAACCTTTACCTAATTGATAAAAAGGTTTTTCTGCCTCTACAAATTTAATTTCAAACAAATGTTTTGTTACAGGAAACCAGATTAAGTCCCCTTCGTTTGGTCGTCCTTCGACGTTAAGGACTGTAGAGTCGTCAACATGCTCTTTAAATTTTTCACGGGAGAATATAAAAGTTGTCTTGTCTTCGATACGGACTCCAAATTTGCTAAGTAACTCACCTTGTCCTTCCCATCCTTCAACATTATTGACATATGCTCTGATAGCTTTCGCTGACTCAAATTTTCCGTCCGAGTCTTCTCCAAGGACTGTATCACGGTTGACAATCGTTCTCGGAACATAGTAAATGTCTTGCCCATAGATTTCAATAGTTTCTACGATAAGGTTTTCAATAAATTTTTGCTCTTGTGCTGATGCATTCGCTTTAAAACGTCCTGCATTAGAATAATCTGACTGAACGTAATCCTGAGCTGGTGTGTTCTTAAACGTCATTGGTGGTTACCCCACTAAGTCTAAAGGTGGAAGTTCGTAAGTGCTACGAAGTGTATCTTCAAGATCTTTCTTAAACTGACTAGCATCTTCTAAGATTTGTCTACCATTTAAGGTAACTCCTCCTAACATTTGAATGCCATCATACTTACTTAGGTTTCTTCCCCACTGTTGCATGAATAATGCTTCAACATAATCCTTTAACCAGTTATCGTTAAACATATTAGTATATGTCTCAGGATCTTGTCTAAGGTTCATCTCCACTAATAGGAAATCACCTGCAGTCAAGTCTGCCCAATCCATATCCAGATAAAGTCTGCCTTGATGTTCATTAAATCTTACCCTACGATTCATCTGAGAATTGGTAACCCAATCCAAAGTTTCAAGATACTGTGAAGTTAAGAAGTAATGTAGAATGTGTCCATGCGTCATAGCATAGATATCATTCAAAAAGATTTGATATTTAATATTAAAAATATTACCTGGTACGATACTAGATGCACCAATCTGTGAATATACATGATTAACACCTAATGTGCCAGGCGGTAATGAAACGTAGTTATCCATTTCATACCATGCTGTAGAACCTTCTTGTGAAAATCCTTGTGCAGCAGTTTTAATGGCATCAGTAACTTCAATCCTCATGAAGGTTTTATAACTGCCATTATAATGATACTCTTGATAATAATCGATTGCTTCTTCTACCAGATCATCAAGTTGCTCATCAGCAACGTTGATGTCTATCGTAGGGAAACCCAATCTACGAAGAGCATAACTCTTTAATTCGGCTTTACTTGCTGGTTTAGTTGCAGACATTTTTTATTAACTGAATGAGGAGATTGTTAAGGCAGTAACATCGTTAGCAGCAACGACTTCTCCAGACTTGAAGAATCCGTCAACATTATCAACAGTGATGGCATTAGTGCCTAGAGCAGTAATGACCCCTGTAGTGCCACTGGTTGCCCCTGTAACGGTCGCTCCGACCTCCATAGTGGTAATGTCACTTAGAGCGAGTGTCGCGTTTGTAGCGACTGTGGAGGTGTTTACAGTAGCACCATTACCATGAATTGCTGTTACATCAAATGTAAGAGCAGCACCACCGCCTCCACCAAGTTGAGCATCAGCAACTGTGATAGTTTCATTGACAATGAATCCACTACCATCATCTGTTACGGTGATAGAAGCAGCACCATTTTCATCAACAACAACTGTGAACAGTGCATTAGCACCAGATGCTTCAGTGCCATAATCAGATGCTCCTAAGGTATAAGTGCCAGCAGTTCTTGCTGCATCAGCAGCACTGATATTGCCAACAGTTAGAATACCAGATGCGTTAGCATTTAGAATAGTTACTGTTTCATCAGCAGCGTATCCAGTACCTCCGTTGTTAATTACAACGTTAGTAATAACACCACCAGCATTGGCAGTGATATCGACCGTTAGAGAAGATCCAGTTCCACCAGTTGCAGAAACACCAGTTGCAGTTGTGTAACCAGTTCCTCCAGACAATGTTCCTAAGTTCAATGCTAGGACTTTACCTGCATTTGCGTTAGTAATTGTAACTGTGTCTGTGATTAGATAATCAGATCCACCTGCGTTCACTGCAGCAGCAGTAATGTTTCCATTACCATCAACTGTAGTGTCAACAGTTAATCCAGATCCACCACTAGCAGCACCAGAGGTTGCAACCGCAGTGGCAGCAGAGAATCCTCCTCCACCACCGTTAGAAACTGTAGTTGCTACAACAGCACCAGGTGTGGGATCACCTGATAAGTTAAGAGTTAACGTAGTTGTAGTAGCAAGATTATTTAACATTGCACTAAGTTGTGCAAAGGCATTATCAAGTTTTGCTTGAACTCTTGCCTCTGTATAATATTGATTGGTTCCTTCAGAAAGATCTGAAGTAGACTTAGAAGAAAGATCAAGATTAGCACCTGTTGCAGCAGCAACACGGGCATCAGCACGAGCATCAGTGAAGTAAAGATTTGAACCTTCAGTAAGATTTGCAGTGGTCTTAGCAGCAAGACGAGTATCAAAACGTGCATCAGTATAGAAGACGTTTGTACTACCTTCAGTAATATTATCAGTATTAATATCTGCCTGTGTGACTGATAAAGTTCCAGAACTGTGTGTGATACCAGTTCCATATGTAAAGTGTGTTCTTGTTCTTGCAGCAGTAGTGAAGAGATTTGTTGATCCTTCAGTTACGTTATCAGTATTAATTTGAGATTGAGTAACAGAAAGTTCACCACCACCAGACAACGCAACACCATTACCATATGTGAAATGAGTTCTTGTTCTTGCAGCAGTAGTGAAGAGATTTGTTGATCCTTCAGTTACATTGTCAGTATCAATGTCTGCTTGAGTTACAGTCAGTGTATATGTGTTGGCAGTATCATTGTATGCTTTAGTAATACCTGTACCAGCAACAATAAGAGCATTGACTCTATCATCGACACGCTCATCAGTGTAGTAAAGGTTAGTTGATCCTTCTGATAGTGCATCAGTATCATGGTTTGCGATGCTTGAAACTGTTCCAGTTACGTTACCAGTTAAGGCAGCAGTAATTGTTCCAGCAGCAAAGTTACCAGATGCATCTCTAATTACGAGGTTGTTAGCAGAGTTAGTACTCGCAGAAGCAACGTTAATTGTAGTGTTACCAGAAACACCATCAGCATTAGTAAGAGTAATTCCTGACGACGCGGTAACTTGGAGAGTTCTTTGGGCATAAGTGTTAGCAGCAGTCCTTACAACATATCCTGTGCCTGACATTGCAGCAAGTGCAGTGATATCAGCATCAACATATGTTGTTGTGAGTGTTTCATTTTCACTTCCATCGATGACTACAGAACCAGATACAACACCACTAATGGTGAGTGTTCTAGCAGTCTTCCATGCATCAGCAGTAGATGCGTTTCCTAAGAAACCTGCACCAGATCCTGCAGCACTAGCAGCAGTGATTTGATTAGCAGCAAAGTCACCAGATGCATCACGAAGAACAACTGTAGATGCAGTTGCAGCAGTTGCAGTTGTAGCACCATCTAATAAGTCTGCGTTAAGATTATTGATCTTATCAGTTGTTGGAATAACAAGAGCAGGTCCAGAAGACACCTGAGAAATGATCTGACCATCAACAGTTAGTGTGCCATCAATGTTGGCATTGGCATCAACATCAAGAGATGTGCCAGCACCAGTAAGGTTAAGAGAACCAGCACGAAGAGCACCATCTGTACCAGTAAGAACTTCAGAGGAGTTAGATGCACTTGTTAAGAATGCGAATTGGGAGGACGATCTGTCAAAGCCAAAGAAGCCAATTTTAGCAGAGCCATCGTAATAACGAAATTCAACACCGCGATCCTTACCATCGTTAGATGACGGTGCTGTGTCACCACCAACAGTAATGATAGGGTCATCGATAGTTGTGACTGTAGAATTAACTGTAGTTGTTGTTCCATTGACCGTAAGATTTCCTGTGACTGTAAGGTTGGATTCGGCAGTTACATCACCACCAACATCCAGAGTTCCACGAATATCAGTATTACCAGAGGCAGAAGCTACAGATAACTTAGTAGCACCACCATTACCTGCTATAACATTAACGTTAGATTGGAATGTAGCAACACCACCTTGAACAAGTGTTCCAGAAATATTAGCGTTACTGTTAAGATCAAGAGCACCAGTAAGTTCAGTTCCACCATATACTCTTAATCCTTCACCAACAGCAAGGTTTTTACCAACACCTGCACCACCAGTAAGTCTCAAAGCACCATCAGCACTGTAAGATCCTGTTAATGTTTGTTGACTATTTGCAGTAAAGGTATTGATACCAGATGTTCCGAATGTATCATTAATCTGAGTAGCGTCACCGACTGTTAAAGTTCCGATAATGTTTGTATTACCATTATCAGTATCAACACTAAACTTAGTTACACCAGAACCATTATTGACATTTACAACTTCATTATCACTTTGAACGATTAGAGAATCATTGATAGTTGTCTGACCTGCAACAACCAGTGTACCATCAGTTGCAATGTTACCTGTAGAAGATGCGACAGTCATCTTATCTGTAGTTCCAGATCTGACTGCAAAGTTTGCATCAACATCTACAGTTCCGTTGAACTCAGAGTTGTTTGTAACAGTTAGAGTTCCACCAAGAGTTGTATTATTATCAACATTAAGAGTTGAATTTAATTCAGTATGACCATCAGCAGTTAGAGTTCCTTCAATATTAGTATTACCAGTTACATTATCGACAAAGAACTTATCAGTAGTTCCGTTTCTAACAGCAAAGTCTGCGTCAATATCGGTTACACCGTTGATATTAACTGTACCTTGAATTACAGTATTACCATTGTCTGTATCAACTGTAAACTTATCTGTGCCAGAACCATTCTGAATTGCAAACTCTTCATTAGAAGCATTGATAATTACACTATCTTGAATTGTAGTTTGACCTTCAACATTCAGTGTTCCAGAAATATCAGTATTACCAGAGGCACCAAGGACAGAGAACTTAACAGTATCATTAGAGTTTTTCTTACCTACAAAGAAACCTTGACCACTACCAGTTCCACCAACGTGTAAGGTAGTATTGACACCAGCACCACCAAAGACTCTTAAGTTAGAAGTGTTAGAGTTTGAGAATGATGGGGTATATGCAGCAATAGAACCAGTTCTTAGTTTATATCGAATAGACAGATAGTTTCTTAAACCATAGTTTTCAGTTACGTCTTCTTGTTGGTTAAAGTCACCGTTAAGGAAGATATCACCATTAAAGAGAACATTACCTGCAATATATCCACCACCATCAAATCTAAATGAACCATAGTCATTAGAACCGATAGTATGAGGAGCACCAGATATAATCGTAGGTGCATCTGTAGATTCAAAATGAACATTAGATGCTACGTTCAAGTTTGAATTTAAGTCTGTATTACCAGTAACTGTTACAATACCACCAAATTCTGCATTACCAGAAGTTGTATGAATTTCTGATTTAACAGTTCCAGATCCATTTTTAAACTGTAATGATTTAGAAGCACCTTGTAACACCATTGTGTCATCAAAGCGAGAGGTGCTATTTGCACGGAATGTTCCGTCTACATCTAGTAATCCACCAATATTAACATCATCTCCAATACCTGCACCACCTGCAACTACTAAGTCTCCAGTAGTATTAGATGTTGAATTAGTATTTGTTGTAAGTTTTAAATTACCTGCTGTGACCCCAGAAGCTGTTCCAGAGAAAACCTCGGAGGTATTTGTGGCATTGTGTAAGAAGGTGAACCCTCCTTCATGTCCTGCAAGGTCTGTGTAAGAATCGTCGTAACCAAAGAATCCAATTCTTGCTTGAGAATCATAATATCTGAATTCAACTCCACGATCTTTATTGTCATCAGTACTAGGAGCAGTATCACCACCAAGAGTAATAATAGGATCATCAGACGTGATCGTTGTGCTATTAACTGTTGTAGTAGTTCCATCAATCTGTAAGTCTCCATGAATCCTTACTAATCCTGTGATTGCTCTATCATCACCTGGATCAAGGTGCATGGTAGCATTAGAAGTTCCAATATAATTATCTTGGAATCTTGCATCTTCAACAAATACCTTACCAGTAGATTCAGTAGCAGTAAGTGTAATATTATCATCTGCTGAGAGAAGAATATTACCAGTTCCAGAACCTGCGTTTACTGAGGTAATTGATAAGAATCTATTGTCAGTGCTACTTTGAGATAGACCAAATGTAAGTTGTCCATCACCAGTTTTAGATAATGTCTGATTAGTTGCACCATCAAGAGTAATATCTGGATCAGAAATATATGTTCTTACATTGATATCGACCTCACCAGCACCACTATCGCCAGTGTTATTAGCACCAAACAGAAGATTACCTGAGGTATCATTTACTTTAACGTAATTTAGTTTATTGAAACCACGATAACCAGTAGTAGCAGTGAGTTCTTGATCTAATTCAAAATGCTCAACAGCATTTCCATCGGCAAAAGAAACTCTATTATTTTGTAGTTGTGTATTATCTACACCTGCAGCAGCAATAGATACATGTCCAGATGCTACATCAAAATCTTCCTGTGCGAAAGAGGCAAGACCCTTCTGTTCTGTGCTCTCGGCAGCGAGGTATCTCCACCCACCAGAATCGCCAGAACCATGAGTAGGAGCACCTTGACCCGCACCAATGTCTTCATATGCCTGATATACTTTCGAGGCATTTTTAATAATTGCATACCTAGAGTATGAAGTTCCTGCATTATAATCTAGTGCAGTAGTTCCCTCCACTGCTGTAGCGATAGGCACAGTTGCAGCACTTGTTAGACGACCCCTGTCGTCAACTGAGAATTTTGTAGCGTTAACTGTCTGTGAACCTGCTACAGATGTCAGGGATTCCGTATTATAATCACCAGCACTAACTGTTGTAGTGACCAAATCAATAGTTGGGTTGCCACTAATACCCGCACCATTATTAACAGAGATTCTACCTGCAGTACCTGTAATTGTTCTAGTGGACATTGCTCCACCAGAAGTTCTGGAAAGAATACCAGTAGTTGTTAAACCAGATAATGCAACTAAGTCAAGGTCATATGGTTGTGCAGATTGACCTTCTACTGTTCCATTTAAGTTATAATCTGCAAGAGTAGAGGGGAAAGAACCATTTGTAATTCTACCTTTAGCATCAACAACAAGTTTTGTGTAAGTTCCTGTTGGTGTTGCTGTTCCATCATAATGTGGAAGTGTTGTTACTAGACCTAGAGAAGCATTAATTGTAATGTTTTGAGATCCATCAAAAACAGCAGATCCTGTAAGGTCATCTGCTAAGTTAATTTGACGAGTTGAAGATAATCTAGCAGCAGTTGAAGCATTACCGATCAAAGTTGCAGTGATCGTTCCTGCTGCGAAGTTACCATCAGCATCTCTCTGTACAAGAGTATTTGCAGTATTAGACGTAGATTCAACAGGTCGTTCATATCGGAGGGTGTTCCATGCAGTAACACCGTCACCGATCTTAAATCTACCAGTATCTAATTCGATTCCTAACTCACCTTGAGCTAGGATAGGGTTAGAGTTTGCCCATTCTTGGGCTCCACCTCTTCTTAATTGTAATCTATTTGCCATTACGGACTACTCTATAGAGATAATGCTTCCAAGTTATTTATGCTAGTAAAAAAGGGGGACTGTGCCCCCTTCAATATTATTCCGCATCTACGTTATCTACGGTTTCCTCATCAGGAGGATGTGACATAGTTTCTGGTGTTGGCGGGTTGTAATATTCTAGGGTTTCAATAGCACCTTGAAGCTTAAGTGCTTGAACTTCATTTTGTTTGATTTTAGCAGATAACTGCTGATTTTCTTCGAGGAGTTTGCCAAGTTGATCTTTAAACTGACTCAACATACTCTCCTGTGAAACTTTTTCCACAGGAACTGAACTAGGTGTTGCAGACATAATTTAATCTTGTTTTTGAACTAACGTTAGTAAGAGCGACTTAATATCACCCATTTCCGATTTTAACTCAGAAACCTCATTTTGTAAAGTATCAAAGTCTTGCTCTTTTTTCTTTCGAGCACGATAGTTTCGCATATATTCATTATATTGCTTAGTATCAGCACACTGAACTGCTCCAGTATGCTCATCCTTAAACCATCCTTCACAATCTTTTACTGGTACTTTCATTTAAACAGCAAGAGCGATTGCTCTAAGATCTTTGATAATAGGTGAGTATGCCTGATTAGCAGATACAAATAAGATTTTAATCTGATATTGACTAAAGTCTAATCCACTAATTTCATATTCATACTCTCTGTAAACTTCCTGTTCCGTTGTACCAGGAATAGAGGCAGAATCCGAACCCGTTGGGAAGAATTCATAACCCTGAGATTCAATCGAATCGGTTGAACCAGTCGGTAATACTCTATATAGCGGTTTAATGAAAGTGTTTGCAGGACGGTAAGCACTGAAGATTAATTTAATTGATGTCGAAGGATTAACCAAATCAGCAATCTTAGTAATGTAAACTGCTTCATGATTATCACCAAAAGGTAACAATGCACTATTCACACTAGCGGGTGAATTGATTCTGTTACTTACCATTGTGATGGATAATCTATCAGTATCTAAAACAGGAGTTACTGTTGTAGACTCTGTGGTCAGAGTAAGATCCATTCTAATTGACTTCTCACCACTTAATTCAGCAGATTCATTTGCTTGTGAACAAATTAACTGAGGTGAAGTAAAGTAGTTGTCTTCATCAAGGTTAACATCTAAGAATGCACCAGTATTACTGAATGAATTCTGCGACATTGTAACTCCATCATTAATAGATGTTCCTGTAATGGTATTAACCCTTGCAGTCATATCTGTCTTAGGAAGAAGAAGTTTCTGAATTTGAGGAACAAGAATTTCATATTGAATATTCTGTGTTGCAACCGCCTTCATTCCACCAGACTTGATTCCCAATCTAGCAATAGATGAAGTTGCTAGATCATAAGTATCAAGAGTTGGTGATTGAATTGCAGTATGTGTCTTATTAAGTTCGATGAGTGGAATACCATCAAGGTTATAACATTCAACTACTGACTCATCAACGTGAGACACTGCAGTGGTTCCATCAAGTCCTCTTTCGTTAACAGTAATTGTCTTACCATTAGCAGAAATAGCACTGTAAGACATAATTTCATCATCAATTTTAATGTATCCTAAGTTTGTACTACTGATAGCAGCACCATTGATTAATTTATGGAAAGCATTAGCATCGTTAACGGAAATTGATGTATCACTGGAAGATATAGAAGATGTCAAATATGTATCTGAAACTTCTGAAACGATTCCTGTGATGACAACGTTATTATCAGTATCATGCATACCATGATTAGGATGAATGACTCTAACTTTTCTTTGAGATGTTGTATACGTTGGAGTGGTATTTACAAATGCATCACTAACCGCACCACCTTCAACAGCGTCACCTGCGTAAGTTATAGAACTCACAGTTGCAGTAGTAGTAGATCCTCCACCTGTGATTGTTTCAGTCGAGGCAGTAAAGTCTGTAGAAACATATCTTAGTGTTAGTGTATTTGTACCAGATGTCCAAGTTACAACCTCTGCGGTAGGAGCAGATGATGAGTTACCTGTGATTGTTTCACCAACAGTAAAGTCACCTGATGCACCTGATACAACCATAGTTGCAGTTGTTTTAGATGAAACAACACGGTTAGTAATAACACCACCAGTGTTAGAACCTGCTGCCCAGATACCAGAAATATCATTGACTGTTAGAAGAACGCCACTATTACTTGGTGTAATTGCAGCAATAGTTCCCTCTGCAAGTGTAGTCTTCTGATAAATTCTAGCACCAACTGTATAAGGTAGTGTCTGTGAACTCATAACCAGTTGAAGTTCTGGTTGGAAAGTAATAACAGGATCAATATCAAGAGTAATCTTTCCTCCATTACCAATATCAAGAGGAGCATTATTCAAGGTAATTCTAGTAGCACCACTATTATCAAACCTTGCTCTATTAATAATAAACTTCATATCCTCGTACTGATCAGCAGTCCACGTTGTCGCGTTCTGTGATTTGAATAGAACACCTGCATATGGTTGTTCAGAAATAGTTCTGTCACCAGAGATATCCAATTCACCCATACGAGAAATCCAAACTTGATACTCATTAGAGTCAGAGAACAGGACAAAGCAATGTTCAATCGACTGTGGAATATATACGGGTGCTCTAAATGTAAATCTAGTTGCAATAGCACCAGTTTCAGAAATCTGGACTTGATCAGGATTAAGAGTTGTATCAGAGAAAGGAAGAATAGTTGTAGTTGGATAACCATTTTCCATTGTTCTGATTTGCATGGAGATAGGAATATTACTATCTTTAGCGTTGAAGTAAATATCAACAGATGTCAAGAATGTTCCACCCTCTTCATCAACCAAGAATGATTGTGCGAGTGGATCCCACCAACCAACCTGACGTGTTTCAGTTCTAGTAGATCTAGTAGTTCTATCTTGTGTAACTGTATCTCTAACAAGATCAGCATTTCTAATAGCAAGAACGTTTTCTTGTAAAGTATTCAACGTTCCTTGAGCAGCATATTGTGTTTCAGCAGCAGATGCGACTGTTCCTGCAACTCTAGAATCGTTCTCATTAGTTGTGAGACGCATTGTTCTAGTACCAGTTGCCCAACGGGGATTTGTATCAGTTGCTGGAGACGGAATAAAGAAAGAACCTTTCCATTGTCCCAGTCTATCAGTTAAAAGACGACGCTGCCTAACAACTGCTCTTGCACCAGAATCACCTTGAAGAACTTCACCAACTTGGAAGTTACCATAGTATTGACCAACTGCTTGAGCAGCAAGTCTATCAGTATCAATATTGATAAAGTTTGTAGTAGATGAATACGATGTAGGCATCAAAGTGTCATCATAAGGATTGAATTCGTAGAAATTATTAGGAGGATCAACTTGGAACTTACATCCACTTGTTAAACCTGTAACTGTTTCACCATCAACAAATGGTGTAGAGTTAGTTCTACTATCGGTTGTAGGATCTTTGATAACTTCAATGATCTTAGGAATCATATAGTCACCAATTTTTTGACCATCAAAGAATCCGTAGAAAGTAGTTCTAGGTTTCATTCTTACAACAGCAACCTCAATATTTCTAGAACGAATCCAAGGAATTGTTGTAGAAGATACTAATCTATCTCCAAGTGATCTATTATCAATTCTAGGAACAACTCTGGTTCTGATACCACTTCTAGTTTGTCTTCTAGTAGTTGTTGTAGTAGTTCTTCTATCAACAGCACGACCTCTACCCCAACTAGAACGACGACCAGATCTCCAAGTTCTAGATGTAGATGTAGTTCCAGTCCAGTTTGTTCTCCAACCACCCCATTGAACAGGTGCAAAACCTTGATTATTAACACCTAATCTTTGTCTAGTTGCTTGGAAATCACCTTCAATATTTGTAATTCGTACTGGAAGACGATTTGTATCTACCCAATCATCAGAAGCAGGTAAAAGATCAATACGACCAATGTATGCAAAAACGTTAAATGGGTTAACGTTCTCAACACGAGAAGCATATGGTTGTTGAATTAAAATTTCTTCTGAATATGGAAGAGTAATTAACGGACCAGTTTTTTGATAATTTGTAGATAATGACTCATTAATAATCAGAGAAATATTAGTAGTGTAATGAGATGGGTGAACTGTTCCCTCAATAAAATCTAAAGAAGCATTAAAGTCTGGATTTTCTACAGCAGACTTAGAGTGATCTGTAAAATCATCTACAATAAATCCATTCTTCAATCTGTTATTACCATTAGCATCTAACACTTCAGTATTAAATGTATCAGTCTCTAACATATTAAGAGAAGTATAATACTCAACTTGTCCTAAACGAGTTTCAAGTTTACCAATGTCACGCATTGTATAACGCTTGTTCTCAGACCTGATAATAATTACATCTCTCTCAGGATCAAATCCATATGGTGCATGTAATAATGTTGCAAGAAGCATACCATCTTGTAAATCTGATGGATCTTGAGGATCTTCTGCTGATTTACCTTTTACAATCTGGAATTCACCATTAGGTAGTAAGAATACTTTATCAATTCTAGACAGATACCAATCAAAA